TGGAGATGGTGCCAGCGACGAGATGACTTTGAAGGACGCAATCAATACAACCCGTCATGGATCTATTGGCCAAAGTTTTTGGATGACATGAAAACAGACATGCACCTCAGCGCAAAATATCAAGACATGAATCGATGGAGATACCTTTGCCTCGATGATGTGTTGGCCGAAAGGCAGAGCGACTGGACAGCAGAAAAGATCAACACCTTGGCAAACGTGCGAGTAGGGAAGTGGACGATCCTCACCAGCAACCTCAGCATGGTTCAGATCGCCAAAGTGGATAAGCGCATTGCTTCACGGATGGTGAGAAATAAAGGAATCGTGGCAGACGTGAACACCAAGGACTACAACTTACGATGAACAGTGGAGTCTACATCAACGGTTCGAACCGACCAGTGGTCAGCGAGAAAGAGGCTGAGGAGATGGGATACAGACCGATGACATATCCTTACCATCCGGAGAACGAACTCTGGATGCTGGAGAGAGTCTTCAAGGATCTGGACGCTTCCGGCACCAGCGCAATCCTCGTCACTAAACCAGACCCTCGAATGCACAACGATTCAGTCACATGGCTGGAAGTCTGGAAGCGAGTATTTCACAGAAAGTTCAAATCTTGATTGTAAGCGTGTTTTACACTGTTAACGCTATGATGACACTAGAGAACATAGAAAGTGTGCTTAGAACGCATTCTCGGGACGTTTAGGGGTATATATGAACAAGAGACCAGCAAGAAGAAGAGGGGATGCTCAGAGAGAGCGTGCAAAGAAGACCAACCTCAAGGCAACTGAAGACCAGTCAATCAAGGTGCTTTCCGCTCATGAATCAACCATTCAAGCATGCTGCCCAAAGAGTGCAATTGAGCGAAGCAAGAACGGCATTCCCGGCAACTCAAAGTATAACAAGGAAACGGTCATGGCAATCATGCGTCTACTGACACAAGGACACACGCAAGAAAGTGCTGGCGCAATTGTCGGAATCACTGGACCAACTCTCAGTAAGTGGAGAGCTAAGTTCAAGGACTTTGATGAAGCGTGCGATACGGCTAAGAGTCTTTGTCAAGGCTTGCTAATCAACAAGGTATGGGAGGCTATCGATAAACATCCAAGGCTTGCACTGGACATGCTGGAGAGGAGATTCCCGAAGGACTTTGCACAAACGAAAAGGGTGGATGGTCAGATGACTCACGCTCACACACACGGTCCTAATCAGTTGCTTGAGACCCTTCACCGGGAACGATTAAAGCTCGATACATCTAAGGCTGCTGATACTTCATCAGTTGTTTCGGACGCGCAAGTCATTGATGCAGAACCAATCAGCGACGATGGGGGTGGTAGGGAGGGGTCGGTCCCCATCTGAGCCATCACAACGCAACACCCCCACCCCCTTTTTTAAATTCACATTGTTTTTGCCTATGAAAATTCCCCTTATCTGTCTGCTCGTCGCCTCGTGGTATGGCGAAGATTACCGGAATAAGCCGATGGCGAATGGTCGCCCCTTCCTCCCGGAAAATATGACGGTGGCGCACCGCACCCTCCCCTTTAAAACCAGACTGCTCGTCTTTACGCCTACCCGGCATGTGGTGGTGACAGTTACTGACCGTGGACCATTTGTTGATGGTCGCGAGCTGGACCTCAGCCGGGGAGCATTTGAGAAACTAGCCGATCCGGATCTCGGGCTAGTCAACGTGAACTACATAATCCTCGATGACTGACGAGCGTGAGGCAAAGGCCAAGGCACTGGTCAAGATGTGTAGGAGCATCCTCTGTTACTTGCCACGAGCGCAAGACGGTGAGGGGCCGAAGGAACTGATGCTTGAAGCTATCGAAGATCTGGAGGAGGACGAATGGAGCCAATGACAATTTTCTTCATGGGGTGCTGCATGGGGTTCATGTTCGGTTTCTTTATCTGTCTACTGGTGACAGACCGGTCATGAACAAGGTGAGATCAGTGAGGAAGGTGTGTGGTCTATGCGGGAAAATAAAGCAGATGATCCACTATCACAGACGTGCCGCCAGTAAGGACGGTAGGCAAAGTTTTTGCATTAAATGCAGACGAGGAGATAACTACGGAAAAAGATGAAATACGAAGCTAAAAATTGTGTAGCGTGCGGGTCAATTGCTCGGGTCGCACTCAAGGGGCGTGTGGAATGTAAAAATCCACGATGCAGAATGACGGGTCCAAAGAACGACCGAGATGCTGCGAAATGGAATGCATTACCCAGAAGGCTGCAAGGCAGAGCGGGCCGAAAGACTCCCACATGGCAAAGAAAGGGGAAGCAAAGGGTTGAAGACAGCTCATCACCAACGGTAAAGGAGTGCATTGATTAAAATTACGTTAACGCTTGAAGAGGCTGAGGACGGGTCCATTACGGTCGACAAATCGGTCGACATCTTGGATGCCACTCAAGGGGAGATTGCGGTCGCATCTGAATTGGACATCACCATGGACGATCAACTTGAAGAGTTAGCGACTACCCCAGAGGAGGACGATGTCTTCGATACTCAAACATTTCAGAGGAACTAAAGAGACCGTGAGCAACCGGTTAATCATCCGAGGTCAACTTGGCGACAGCTCAAGTTACGACTTTCACTCAAGGATTATCATCGATGGTCTTTTAAAACGAGGGTGGGACTTGTGTGTGGTTCCGTATAATCAAGATGCGTGGTCACGTGTTCTGGACGAGAGGTATGAGCGTCTCATTTCGCGACAACCGAAGTGGGATGCTCCTACCCTCATCATTCACCCTCCAAAGCAAGTGCCAGACGATCCGGACCGGACGATATATTCCACAATGTGGGAGACCACCAGAATTCCTCAAGCGTGGATCAGACATCTCAACTCGTGCCGAGCTGTCATTGTCCCTTCGCTTCCCAACATAGCGACATTTAGTGCTCAAGGTGTCAACGTCCCACAGCACCCGGTTCCGTTTGGAGTGGATACAAAAGTATTCAAGCCAGCACCGTTTTCCATGCGCGACAAGATCGTGTTTGGGACGAGCGGCATCTCTCGTCACGGTTGGCCAAGGAAAGGTTTTGATGAAGTGGTTGACGCATTCATCAAGGCATTCCCCGAAGGCAATGAGAATGTCGAGCTACGGATTAAATGTTACCCACGAGATCCATTGCCGTCATGGAGTGACAAGCGAATTATTAGAGACGAAGGTGAATGGCCGAAGGAGGATCTCGCTGGGTGGTATCAGTCCATCGACTGTTACGTGTCCATGAGCAAGGGTGAGGGATTCGGGCTCATGCCGTTGGAATGTATGGCAGCGGGTAGACCTTGTTTGCTCCCGGCATGGTTTGGTCCAGAAGCATACGCTAATGAGAGCAATTCATTTCTCGTAGATTACACACTGGTTCCGGCAACGAATTATTATGAAGGACAAGGTCTTTGGTGTGAACCATCTGTTGATCACGCCGCCGCAATAATGCGACAGCTTTACAAGCGACCGGAGATGATCCGCGCAAAAGCCAAGACAGCTACCATCCACGCACATAAATATACTTACGATAGAATGGTTGAGGGGTATGAAAATGTCATCAACAAGTATTTCGGAGTTCACCCGTATGGATATTAACATCCCGGTTTTCAGAGAAGGGACATGGGACTCTGGGATCTGGGAGGAGGCTAGGAACTATCCAGTTCATAATTTTGAAGGAAAAACCATCGTTGATCTTGGGGCGCACATTGGGGGATTCACAACCCTTGCTGCTGAGTCTGGAGCAAAGATGGTTTACGCCTATGAAGCGTGGCGCGAAAACTTTGATGTGCTGAAAAAGAACGTGGAGGGGTATGATAACGTCAAAGCCAACAACCTCGCAGTATGGAAGTCCAGAAGTCCGGTCAAGAATGTTTACTGGCATGATGATTTTGACTCAACAAACACTGGAGGTGGGGGAGTATTTGAATCAACTGGAATAGGTTTTGAGGTAAAATCCATTGGGCTTGATGATGTATTAATGAAATCCGGCCCGGTTGATATTTTAAAAATTGATATTGAATCGAGCGAGTTCCCGGTTCTTTACACATCACGCATGCTGGGCATTGTTCGCGGCATCGTCGGTGAATACCATCACGGAAGAGAGGGTGAGCATACGGACCATCAAGGTAATAAATATGCATACACAATCGGTGACTTAAAAAGATACCTTGAGAATGAAGGCTTTTGTGTCGCGGTTGAAGCTCATGACGAACTTGTAGGAGAGTTTGCAGCGTTTCGGTTATGAAGGTTTGCTTTGTCGACACTAACTACAAGTGGCATAACCGGGACAACATTCTCTTTCAAAGTTTAATTCGGCTTAGAGAAAACGTTTCCATTTGCAGTAGGTCGCCAGACTTGGTGGTCACAAAAGCATTCGGCAACGGCATGACATGGGAGATGTTTGATTGCGCGAAATGGTTTTACACCATTGAATCTCCATGTCCAAAGCACCCTAAGCTTGATTTCAGTTTCACGCACGACCCGGATTCTGAGGTCAACGCATACTTCCCGTGCTACCTATCATGGGTTAACTGGTTTGATGAGATCGACAGACATTACCCGGCATTCCTTATACCTCCTCAACTTCTCGATAATGTCATTCCAGTTAAGCAAGCCCGAAGAAAAACATTTACAGCTTTTTGGTCAGCAAACGGTCCTTTGAGAGATTGCTTTCCAGATCGACTTAAGGTGATGGGGTTTGCTGTGGAGGGGCATGGAAAGTTGTTTGGAAAGAAACCAACAACCAACAAAACAAAATGGTTAACCATGCTTGAGACCAAATACAACCTTGCGTTTGAAAACCGTCTTTATCCCGGATACCACACCGAGAAAATAGTAGAAGCAAAAGCATCTGGGACGATTCCAATCTATTACGGACACCCCGGCATGAAAAATCTGAACAAGGACGCTTGCATCAACCTTGCGAATTTTAAAAGCACATCCGAAAAGTTTGATAGGTTGGTAGACTTGGTTCATGACGAGTCAAAGCAACGCCGCATGTGCGAGGTTCCCTTGTTTCAGCAAACACCGTCTATTGAAACAGTGTTAAACCAAGTGGAGCGCGGACTTAACCGAGTATCATTGTAATGCCAATTCATAAAAAAGAAGTCAGACTCACGGAGAAACAAAAAGCCTCAGTCGATAGATCGCTAGTCCACTTGGACCGGTTTGCTGAGGAGGTCTTTGGGCTCAATCTATACAAATGGCAAAAGCGTGTCCTCGGTGATCTCGATGCTTCGGGTTCGCGAGTTGCACTTAAGGCTGCAAACGGTTCCGGCAAGACAGCCATGTGTGCGGCACCGGCTGCTTTATGGCATGCATTGATGTTTCCCGATAGTGTCTGCGTGACCACCTCGGGAGTTTACCGTCAAGTCAAGGAGCAGATGTGGCCAACGATCCGCACGCTATCCAACAAGGTCAAGGATCTTGGAATTGAGATCAATCAAACTGATTTGCGGATACGTGATCTAAACTCGCGCATCGTTGGTTTCTCGACGGATGATCCCGGTCGGTTTGAGGGCTGGCACTCTGACAATTTGCTGATCATTGTTGATGAAGCGAAGTCAGTCAAAGACGGTATTTTTCAAGCTATCGAACGTTGTCAGCCTAACCGGATGCTTGTCATGTCATCACCGGGAGGTAACTCCGGAGAGTTCCATAAAATTTTCACGAGACACACTGACCTTTACCAGACACACACCGTCACAAGCTTCGACTGTCCTCACATACCAAAAGTATGGATTGATCAGCAGATCCATAAATGGGGAGAGGATCATCCGCTTGTAAGGTCAATGATCTTCGGTGAGTTCATGCAGACCTCTGACGAGTCACTGCTTGTAAACTATGACAGCTACCAACACTGCTTGCACAATCCTCCTCGGAAAGAGCCGGGGAGAATGGTTGCCGGGGTCGATTTTGCTGGAGGCAATGACGAAAACGTTATCGCGATTCGTGAAGGTAATATGATCAAGAAGATTGTTTCATGGACTGACAAAGACACCATGGCTAGTGTTGGTCGCTTTGTTGTGGAGTTTACTAAAAGCGGACTAGAGCCCGAGAACATTTATTGTGACGAGGGTGGACTCGGTCGCCCAATGGCAGACGCTTTGCGAGATGCTGGATGGGCAGTAAACCGGATAAATTTTGGAGCGCGTGCGCGAGATCGAGAGAAGTTTTCCAATCTATCGGCTGAGATGTGGTACTCGACAGCTCGGCTGATCGAGAAGAATGAACTTATCCTCCCACATGATGACGAGGTTTTAATGGCACAACTTACCAGCAGACGTTGCCGCGCCAATAAATCCGGCAAGCTTGAGTTGGAGACCAAGGGTGAGATGAAAAGTCGCGGGCTGTCATCGCCGGATCGAGCTGATGCGGTTTGCATGGCAGTAGGTCTCGGACATGAGCATGACTACATGCAGACGTTCGCAAAACCCACCA